GGAAGAGACTGGGTTTTTTGGAATAAACATCCACGCCGCCGGCCGCACGACATCCTCGGAAGGCTGTCAGACGGTCCCGCGTGCTGGCGGGCAATGGGATTCGCTGATCGCCACCGTGCAGTCGGAGATGAAGCGCAACAACGCAAAAACCCTTTCTTACGTTTTAACCAGCAAGTAATGGCCCTCGAAAGTCCAATCCTCCGCGATGGCGATGCCGGTTTCATCGGCTTCGCCAGCCGCTTGAATCCCGTGACGCTGCCGGCCGGCATGTTGCAGGACAGCGTGAACATGCGCTTGGACCGTGGCGTGGCGACAACCCGCAAGGGCGCCAAGCGGCTGGCCGATGCCATCTCGACAGCGGACGAGCCGATGACGCTGTCCTTCGACTTGGCGGCGGACAAAGCCATCAGCACGATCACCTTCAGCGGCGCCACCGCGACTGTAACCACGACGGCCGCGCATGGCTACACCGGCACGCCTACGGTCAACATCCGTGGCGCCACCGGAGTGGATGCCACGCTCTACAACGGCGACTTCGTCATCAGCAACGCCAGCGGCAGCACCTTCGACTACACCATGACCGGCACGCCGATTGCCAATGCGACCGGCACCCTGCTGGCCAATGCCGGCCCGCTGGTCAAGACGACCTACAGCGGCGGCATCTTTGCGGCGGGCGTCTTTGCTTCCCGCAACTACGAAAACGCCAACGAATACATCGTCATGGCCGGACCCGACAACGCCTACCTGTGGCGCAACGCCTCGCCGACCGACACGGTGGTCACGGTTGGCTATCCCAGCTCGCCGGACGAGACCATTGATCCGACCGACACGGTCTCAGTGGTGCAGGCTTACGACCGACTTTATGTGCTCCGCGAGGCGGCGCTGGCCGGCAACTACGTGCAGAAGCTGACCAACAGCACCGGCATCGCGGTGAGCGGGACGACGGCCACGGTGAACGTGGATGCCCACGATTACCCCGAGGGCGCCACGGTGCGCATCGAGGGGAGCACGACACCTGCTTTTGACGGCCATGAGTTTCGCGTGCTCGGAACCAACCTCAACACTAACTCTTTCGAGATCACCGTCCCAACCGGCACCGCCGCCCATGCCGTAGCCAACATCCGCGTCCGCCGGGTTAAGCCGCCGCTTTACTGGACGGGCAGCGGCAGCTTCGTCCGCGCTGCGGCCGGCGTGCCCGCCGAAGGGCCGACCTACAAGAAGATGCGCTCGGTCGGCTGGGCCAGCTACATCCAGAACCGCCTCATCATCCCTGACGGCCGCGACCAAGTGGCGCTGTCGGACTACTTGGATGCGGACCTCTACGATCCGTATTGGCAGAGCTTCCGCACCGGCGCCGGTGGCGGCGACTTCATCGTAGCGGTGCATCCTTGGGTGGAGGGCAGCGCCCTGGTCTTCTGCCGCAAGTCCATCTGGCTGGCCACGCTCGCGCAGTTCCCGTCAACGGACGGCAGCTCGTTTGCCATCGACACGGCGGTGGCCAAGCTGGAGCTGGTCACGGACGAGATCGGCTGCTCGGCGCGCAACAGTATTGTCACGGCGGGGCGCTATGTTTTCTTCCTTTCAGACGCCGGTGTCTACCGCCTCGACACCCAGCTCGACCTCAAGCTCCGCGGCGACACCAAGCCGCTGAGTGATCCGGTGGCCGACCTCTTTGAGCGCATCGACCAGAGCAAAGTCCAGCGGGCCTTCGGCATCTGGCACAGCAACCGCTACATCCTCGCCGTGCCCACGCTGGACAGCACGGACGACACCAATGATCTGGTGGTCATCTGGAGCGCACTTAATGACCAGTGGGAGAGCCGCGACAAATACGGCATCGGGGTGGATGCGCTGGTGGTCGGCACCTACCAGAACGTCCGCCGCACCTTCAACGTCCGCCGCACCGGCAAGCTCTACCTGCTCGATGAGAAAAATGACGGGACGGACGACGAGCCGAGCGGCAACGGTGTCGGGGTGGTGGCCGGCCGCATCAAGACCCGCCGCTACGGCATGGGCAGCATGTCAACGAAGCGCTTCGTCCGCTCGCTGGCCGATGTGGTGCTGCCGGATACGGCGGGCATCACGGTCAAGGCAATCACGATTAACCCAGATGCCGAGATCACGCTGGTCCCAGGGCAGACGAACACCTCGGGCTTGAGCGAGGACTACACGCTCAAACAGCCGATCCGCCAAAAGGCGCACTACTGCGAATTGCAATTTGAAACCACGGCCAACCGGCCCGAAATCCGCAACGTCAGCATTGAGGCTGCCGGCCCGAGCCGACCGCCGACTGAGACAAGGAATGCAGCTTAACAACTAAGGAACAAAATCATGGCAACTGTAACAGCAGGATACAACTGGGTGAGCGGCGAGACCGTGACACCGGCGAAACTTAACTCGGCGGCGGCGCCGACTGTGGCGGTGGCGGACAATGAAATCACCACGGCGAAGATCGCCGATGCTTCCTCAACCACGACCGGCGTGACCAACGCCAAGCTGCGCCACTCGGCAGCCCTCTCGGTGGTTGGCCGCACCGCCAACACCAGCGGAGCACCGGCCGACATCGCGGCGGCCAATGACGGCGAGGTGCTGCGCCGCAGCGGCACGGCGGTTGGCTTCGGCACGGTGGCCACGGCGGGCATTGCCGATGCGGCGGTGACGGCGGCCAAGCTCTCCGGTGCGCAGACGGGTGCCGCGCCGATCTTTGGAGTGCGGGCGTGGGCCAAGTTTGCCGGTCAATCCAGCAACGGTGCCTGCGTTGTCAATGCCAGCGGCAACGTGACCAGCGTGACGCGGATCAGCAGCGGCGAATACGAGGTCGTTATGGCGACAGCGCTGAGTCCGGATGCAAACTATGCAGTCTTGGCGACAGGCATGAGCGGCGATGCGCGCATTGCGACATTTACCGAAACAACCACGACGTTTCGCATTGAGTTTCTTAATACGGCTGGCAGCGCGGTTAATCCGGCAGAAGCCAGCTTCATGGTCATCCGATGACTTCATGGCAAAAGGCAAAAGCATGGCACGATGAGCACAGCACAGAACCCTTCGAGGAGCTGCTCGGCTGGCATCTGTCTGGCGGCATCATTTACTCGACGCCGGACGCCTTCATGCTGGCGCGGGAAGTGCATTGGAATGGGGAGTCTGTCGATGAGGGTGAGCCAAACGCTTGGCTGGTCGAGCTGGCTGCTGTGTCTGACGGCGCAGATGCTTTTGGCCGGTTCATGCGCGTGGTCCCTCGCCCGCAGCCGTGGGTGCTGTGGAGCCGGCGCGGAGAGTCGCGGATCAGGGCATTTCGCTGGGAACATTTAGCAAAGAGAACAAGGAGATAAAATTATGGGAGCATCTGGAGGAGGAAAAATGAAGCGGCCGGACGTGCAATACGCCGAGCCATTGGACATCAACGCCATCATGTCTGCTGGATCGGCAGCGGCCGAGCGGCAGATCGCATCGCAATACCAGAACCTAATCAAATACTATCCGCGACTAGAGAACCTGACCTTTGGCACCGTGGACCGCATCGCCAAGGGGCTGGACAATCAGGCCACCCGCGATGCGCAGTCGGCCGTCTCCCGCGCGATTGGCTTGGTGCGTGATGAGGACGCCGACCCGACCAGCATCGAGCGCCGCCTCTACGACGATGCGGAGCGCGACCTAGCGCTGGGCCGCAGCCTCTCTCCCGAGGAGATCCGCGACAGCCAGCAGTCGGCCCGCGCGGCGTTTGCCGCCCGAGGGCTTGGCACCAGCCTCGGCTCCAGCGCAGCCGAGATCCTGAGCCGTGACTCTTACGCCACGCAGCGTGAAGCGCAACGCCGCCAGCAGGCCGCCGCCGCCAACAACTTGATGGTCGGCAACGTGATGAACCGGCGCGGCATGATGGCTGACACGCTCTTTGCTGGCGCGGGCAACTCGATCAATGTCGATCCCTACAACCGCGCTCTGGGCCTCGGGCTGAACGCCGGACAGAACCAGCAGAACATGGCGATGAACACGATTGGTGGTGCGTATGCCGGCGCCAATCAGATGGCGGGCAACATCGCCAGCTTCAACGCCAACATGCTGGACCAAAGATCCAACTCAAGGATGAACAACTGGGCGGCGATGCGCGGGGCGCAGATGCAGGCCGGTGCGATGAACCAGGCGGCGACCATGGGCATGATCGGCGACATCGGCTCGTCAATCTTCTCGGACAAGCGCATGAAGAAAGACATCAAGCCGCTGGGCAAGGCCGGCAGCGTGCTGGGGCTGACCGCCTACGAATACAAATACAAAGGCGAAGACGAGAAGCGTGTCGGCTTTATGGCGCAGGATGTGCAGAAGGTGCTGCCGGAGGCGGTCGAGGAGCGCACCGTGCAGGGCAAGAAGCGGCTGGCCATCAAGCCAGCCGTGATCGGCGCCGCCCTCGCCCAAGAATTAACCCAAGCCAAAGCGGCTTAACAGAAAGAGAAGAACTATGTTTGCCTACAATCCACAAGTAACAGATCGCTCGGGAGAGTTTTTGGCGGCAGGACGCCTCGGCGCGGCCCAAAGCAACGCCCAGATGCTTGAGCAGCTCGGCGAAGATATCGGCGGAACCATCCGCAGTGCCGGGTCTGCCGCGGCGGGCTTTGCCATGGGCGGGCCTGCTGGTGCTGCCATGGCCATGCAGGGCGGTGGCGGCGAGGGCCGTGGCGGTGGTGCTGGCGGCGCCGGCGGAAGCATTTTGGAATCCATTGTTGGCGCCTACGCCCAAAAGGAGCAGGACAAGAGCGACTCCAAGATCTACGGCAACCTGATGAAGATCGTGGCGCCGGCCTTCGGCAAAGACGGCGACTCCATGCTTGAGCAGTGGAACAGCCTCGAGAGCGACCGCGAGAGGGCGCAATTTGGCGGCACGCTGTTTTCTTCGCTTGGCCAGATCAGTAATATGTACATGGCCAACCGGAATGCTGGGATTCGGGAGAATGCGCCCTTTGTGGGTGCGGGACTAAAGAATGCGGCCAACATCGCGGGCGGCAATGCGACCTACGCGCCGCCGGCTGACATGGCTCCGGTTGAGCCACCGCTGCCGACCGGCGGGCCTGCGCCCGCTGACGTTACTCCGGCTCCTGTCGCGTCCGGCATACCCGGAGGGCAGGCTTCTCTTGATGCAATCAACGCAGACCGCAAGCGCCGTGGGCTTCCTCCCATCCAGTAATTATGGACGAAGACAATAACATCGGAGAA